AAGCAAACACAGCGGAATCATAGGGCTTCAAGATTTTGTGAATAGGGTTCTGGCAGAGCCTTGGATGGAGCATGACCAAGAGAGGGTTGAGATAGTGCCAGGAGCCTACAAAATGGGTGAGGTTAGAATGGGTGAAAAAGCTATCATGGCCTGTGATATTCAAGAAGCTGGTGGATTCCACGCCTGGTGTGTTGTGAGGGCTTGGGATTTAGAGGGCAAGAGCAGATTAGTTTGGGCTGGAAGGCTTGAAACTTGGGGAGACATTAAGGCAAAGGCTGATGAGTTTAATGTTGAGCCAAGGGCTGTATTTGTAGATTCTGGAGACCAAACCAGGGATGTTTATTTGCATTGTTGCCAATGGGGGTTCATTGCCCTTGTGGGTTCAGACAGGACAAGCTTTTCAGAGATTGTTGGCGATCAGAAGGTTCAAAGACCCTATGCCAGGATTGCCAACGGAGACCCCTTCAGCGGTAAAAATGTAGGCTCTAGGGAGGGCTGGAAGTGGAAACTTTGCCCTGTCTGGAGGTGGTCAAACCCAGCCATCAAGGATATTCTTTCAAACCTTCTCAAGGTTGAGGGCTTCATTGCTGAAGATACCCCAGAAGTTTGGAAGGTTCATATTTCAGCAGAAACCAAGGTTGAGGTGAAGAACCCCATGACAGGCAGAACCAGGAGGGTTTGGAAGCAGATAGGCAAACACAACCACTTGTTGGATTGTGAATGCATGGGCATTGTGGGCGCGGCCTTGCATAAGAGGCTGAAAATCATGCCAGCAGGGTTGACAGAGGAGGTTGAGCATGGCGAGGGGTGATTTTGTTGGCTTACCCGTTGCCACCCTAAATTCACTTCGAGACAAGTATGTTGCTTGCCTTGAGGCTATTGCGGTGGCTGGAGCAAGCTATTCTATTGCTGGTCGTTCCTTTAGCAGGGCGAACCTATCAGAGGTGCGTGAAATCATTGCAGAGCTTACCCTGGCCATTGAGAATGCGGCTGGAACCAGAATCAGAACCACCTATGCAAAGTTTGGCCCGTGAGCAAGATTAAGCAAAATTTTCTAGATAAGGTTGTTGCCTTTGTGAATCCACAGGCAGGGGTTCAAAGGATGATGGCCAAGAAAGCCCTGACCAAGTTTGAATACGATGCTGTAAAATATACCAGGGAGAGGAAGGGGCCGAGCAATCTTTCTGGTGCTGAAGATTATCGCAGTAATTATGATCGTGTAGAGTTGATGAAGAGGGCTAGAGACCTGGCAGAAAACAATGGCCTGGTTCGTTCCCTCCTCTTAAAGTTTGCCAGCCATGTGGCCGCCAATATCACCTACCAAGCCAGGACAGAAAGCCCCAAGGCCAACACAGAAATTGAAGCCTATTGGAATGAGTGGTTTGATTCCTGTGACCTTTCAACCAGACACACAGGCTCAACCCTTATGCAGGTTGCCACAATGTCCATGCTCCGTGATGGTGACTTCCTATTTGTATTGGTCAGAGACAAGGATGGAAACCTAAAGCTTCAAGGTATTGAGGCAGACAGACTCGGTGACCCATACAAAACTTACACAAGCCTAGAGCTAATCGGTGGCATACACATTGATAGAGACACAGGCTCACCCACAGCCTATGACATCTACAACAGGAGCATTGGGGATTTTTACAGCTACCAAGTTACAATCCCAGCCTCTCAAGGTTTCCACTATTTTGACCCACTTCGCATTGACCAATACAGGGGCATCTCTGCTTTCCACACAGCAATCAATGATGCCACAGACATTTACGACATTGTTAATTTTGAAAAACTAGCGGCCAAGGTTGCCAGTTCCCAGAGTGCAGTAATTAAGAGAAACAACAACAATGCCTCTGACCTTACAGCCCTAACCACAGAAGAAAATTTTGATAACCAGCAAATTAAGCTGGAATCCATGGAAGCTGGCAAGGTTTCATACCTTGAGCCTGGAGAGGATATTATTTTCCCAGACGGCCCCAGCAGACCTAGCGGGGCTTTTGCAGAGTTTCACAAAATCCTATTAAGGAATATCTGCATGGGGCTTGGAATCCCCTACTCCTTTGCTGTCGACCCATCTGCCATGTCCGGCCCCACAGCCAGACTTGAAATGCAACAGGCAGGAAGAACCTATAAGAGATACCAAAAACTTCTAGACGACAAGGTTCTCAAGCCCATCAAAAACATTGTCATTGCTGATGCTGTTGCCAGGGGAATGATTTCTGGTAGTGGCAAGACAACCACCAAGGGCTTTTTCAATTTTGGAGCCAATGTTTCTATCGACCTTGGGCGTGAATCTGCTTCAGCCATTGCAGAGTTTAAGGCAGGGTTAAGGACGGCATCCGACATCTATTCTGAAAGAGGCATGGATGTTGAGGCGGCGTTGAGGGCTAGGGCTATTGAAACCAAGATGATTCAAGACCTGGCCAAGGAATATGGTGTTCCTCCCCAGGCTGTTTCAGAGATTCTTTTGCCTACTGGCCAGCCCCAGGGACAAGCCCAACAGCAGACTCAAGACGGCCAGCCTGTGGAAGGTCAGCAAGACCTCATTGGCCAATCCCTCAATGGGGCGCAAGTTGCCTCTCTCATCAATGTTATAAATGCTGTGGCCGCTGGTGCATTGTCCAGGGATGGTGCAATTTCTGTTATTGTTGCCGCCTTCCCAACCATCTCCAGGGAACAGGCACAGGGCATTGTGGCTGGTGTTCAGCAGGGTAAGATGATTCCCACCACAGAAAAAGAAAAACAGGCCACACAAGACCAGGGCAACACAGAAGAAGGCCAAGGCGGTTCAGCAATTCCAGTTGAACCCAAAACCCCACAGACGCCAACGGGCTTGGCTCAAAAAAAAAGTAGTTTAGAGATTCTGCAAAACTTCAGCCAGCATGATTTGAAAATGCTGATTGCTGGAATGATGGGTGGCATTGAATTGGGCAAGTATGATGGGATTGATTTCACACCCCCAGAAGGAGCCAGGGAAGCCGCCAAGAGGGCTTTGGATGTAAGGGAAAAGAAACCAGCCAGCCAAAAGGGAATGACTCCTGTGGGCATTGCCAGGGCTAGGGATTTGATGAATGGTGTGAAGCTGTCACCGGACACCGTACGCAGAATGAAAGCCTTTTTCGACCGCCATGAAGTCGATAAGAAGGGCGCAACCTGGGATGAGCAGGGCAAGGGCTGGCAAGCCTGGAATGGATGGGGTGGCGATGCTGGCTATGCATGGGCAAGGAAAGTTGTTGGCCAGATGGAATCTAGGGACAATGGAAAAACTCTTGAAGAGCCAGCCACTTGCCCAATAGCTACCCAAGATATTAAAGTTAATCTCAAAAATAGGCAGACTGCTGTTGATGATGCAAACTACGGTCCAGCTAATCCAAATGAGCCAAATGAGAACTATTGGAAGGCAAAGGCCAATGAGTTCCAAGGAGACATTGCAACAGCAAAAAAAATGCTGTGTGGAAATTGTGCGGCCTTTAACCAGACATCCAAGATTCTGAATTGCATCAAGAGAGGCATTGGAGAAGATGCAAATGAAGTAGCCATTGCTGGAGATTTAGGATATTGTGAAATATTTGACTTCAAGTGTGCGGCCAAAAGAACTTGCGACGCTTGGATTGTTGGTGGCCCAATGACTGATGAGAAGGCAAATGAACTAGCCCGACCCGGCCCCAAGTCTGCGGCGCAAACTCCCGCCCCGCCCAAGGAGAGAATCAAAGGCTCAAAGGAGAATCCAAAAGGCACAGCATCCACTAGGAGTAAAGCTGGTGACATAGAGATTTCAGCCCAGAACGAGGAGGCATTGAAGAACAAGATTGCCGAGTTCAAAGACAAGCACCCCTTAAGGAAAGCCCCTACGCTTGGAGCATTGAAGAAAGTTTTTCGCAGGGGAGCAGGGGCATTCTCAACCAGCTTCCGTCCAACCATCAGCGGAGGTAAGCCCAACTCACGCAACGCTTGGGCGATGGCTAGGGTGAACAAGTTTCTAAAGATGGCTGGCGGTGGAGAGGTAAAAGAATCTTACAGAAAAGCAGACGGCGATCTTTTAGAAGAACGCTTTGAGGATTGCGGGACAGGTGCGGGAGGGTTTAAGCCGGGGAACACTTGCGCTGGGGGAGGGGGCGAAGATTCTGAAATTAAAACATCTAAACTTATTGAGAAAAATACACTAAAGGAAGATTTTCAGG